CGATTTAGATAATCTTGCGTTAAATAAACCAGGATTAATAGAAAAAATCGTTAATAAAGGCAGTAAACAAGTGATGACTGATTTAGTGGACTTAACTACAGTAAAAGAAGATGAAACAACTACTAACTAGTATATTTTTGTTAATCGCGGTCAGTGGTTGTTCAACACTTGGAGTAATACAAGATTTAATACCCGCTAAACCCGTAGAAGTAAATACTATTTCGTTACCCGCACCTATGTATCACCCACCACTACCTATGGAAATACAAGCCGTTGGTGTTGAATGGAAAGTTCTTACTCCAGAAATTATGGAAGAATATTTAAAATTAGTCCAAGAAGGTAAAGCTCCTGCCGTTGCCTACTATGCGTTAACCACGCCCCAGTATGAAAACCTATCAATGAACATGGCAGAAATAAAAAGATATACTAAAAATATTTTATCAATAGTTGAATATTATAGGGAATACGATAAAGAAGAAAAATAATTCGCGGACCAAGAACACCACTCCAACTTATTTCTCCTTTACTTTTATTTTAACGTTTTGCTTTGCAAAAAATGACTTTATAACATATACTTTATAAATGGCTGAAGCTACTGGAACAATAGAACCTACCCCACCGTCAACGTTGATGGATAGAATTTATAATTATATGAATCAAGATTATAATTTAAGAGATGAACTTCAATTAAACAGTAGAAAACAACCCGAACAAGAATTAAAACCTGCAATGAATCCATTGCTTCAAGGTATTTTTAATTTACTAGGGGGTGGGTTAGAAGGTGCAATACCTAACGACCCAGTAATAGAGAGTTTAGTAAAAGGTGGACAGTTTGCAACAGAACTGATAAAAGACCCTTTAAATTTTACTTTAGCAGGTAAAGGTTTCGCAGGAGCAAAAATGGCGTTAACTCCTTTTATGATAGCTAGACGAAAAGAAATACAACAAACTCTTAAAACTTTTGACAAAGACCCTATATTAAAAGGTAATGAAAGTGTAAGAACTTCTCTTAAGAAAGAATTAGACCGAATTAATAAAACAGAAGCAGAAGATTTAAGAATAGCAAAACAATATGATGAGTTTGTAAAAGACCCTACAAAATTTGGGAAATCACAACCTACAAAAGAAGTAGCAGACGCTACAAGTAAGATAGGCAGAAACTCTATAACAAAAAACATAAAAAGTTCATCGCTTATAGATGAAGGGGCTTCTGAAGCAAAAGAAGAAATAGTTAAACAAATCGGTCCTGATTTATTTAACTTTGGTCTTGGAAGTTTACAAGCTAATAAACAAGGAAGAAAATTAGATATAAGCGACTTCCAAAAATTATTAACTCCTCCACAAATGCGTATGATGGATGATATGGCAGATTCGCAAAACTTATTTAGGGTTCCTGCTTCTGAAAGATTATTTAATAAAAAGTATAATACTTTAGAACCTTCTATGACAGGCGTTGATGAATACGAGGCGATGATAGAAGCTTTAAGAAATATGTAACTATGGCATCAAATTCAGACAAGTTAAAGTCTTTAAAAAACATAGACCTTTCACATTTAGGCAAAGCTGAAGCTAAAGAGTTTACAGTTCTTTTAGAAGAACTTAATAAACGAGAGTTTCAAGAAAAATCAACAAGTACTTTTATGAATTTTGTTAAATCTATTTGGACAGAATTTATTAACGGCGACCACCATGTAAAAATGGCTAAAGCTTTCGATGACATAGCAACGGGTAAATTAAAACGTTTAATTATTAATATGCCGCCGAGACATACTAAATCTGAATTTGCTTCTCATTTATTTCCTGCTTATTTATTAGGTAAAAACCCTAAACTAAAAATTATAGAAGCAACCCATACCGCCGACCTTGCAGTTAACTTCGGTAGAAAAGTTAGGGATTTAATTGACGGCGATGAGTATAAAGAATTATTTCCTGAAACAGAACTAAAAGCAGATAGCCGTTCTGCTGGTAAATGGTTAACTAATAAAGGCGGAGAATATTACGCGGCAGGTATTGGAGGTGCTTTAGCAGGAAGGGGTGCTGATTTGTTTATTATCGACGACCCACATTCTGAACAAGACGCTATGTCTGATAAAGCTATGGAAGAAGCTTATGAATGGTTTATGGCGGGTCCTCGTCAAAGGTTACAGCCTGGAGGTGCAATCGTTATAGTTATGACCCGTTGGAATAAAAAAGATTTAACAGGTAGATTAACTAGAAAAATGGCACAAGACCAAGGAGCAGACCAATGGGAAATAATAGAATTCCCTGCTATATTACCAAGCGGTAATCCTCTTTGGAGTAATTATTGGAAATTAGAAGAACTTGAAAGTATTAAAGCTTCTGTTAGTCCATCTAAATGGGCGGCACAATATATGCAACGACCAACAGGTGAAGGTATTTCGATTATACCTAAAAGTTGGTTTAACGTTTGGGAAGAAAACAAACCCCCTAAATGTGATTATTTAATACAAAGCTACGATACTGCGTTTTTAAAATCAGAAAGAGCTGACTTTACTGCTATAACAACATGGGGTGTTTTTTATCCCGAAGGTAAAATTAATGATGAAATGTATACAGGCGAAGAAGCACATATAATTTTAATAGATTGTATAAAAGAACGTTTTGATTTTCCTGAATTAAAAGCTGAAGCATTACGTATGTATGAATATTGGACTCCCGACACAGTAATTATCGAAGCTAAAGCTAGCGGTATTCCTTTAGTACAAGAATTACGTAGAGTAGGTATTCCTGTAAATACGTTTAGTCCAGGAAAAGGTCAAGATAAAATCGCAAGATTAAATTCAGTATCTCCTATTTTTCAAGACGGTAGAGTATGGGTTCCTGATAACCGTTTCGGTGAAGAATTACGAGAAGAAGTTTCTGATTTCCCTGCGGGAGAAAATGATGACTTAGTAGACGCAACAACTTTAGCATTAGCTAGGTTTAGAGAAGGTGGTTTTTTACAACTAAGTAGTGATTATTTTGAAGAGGAGGAGTATTATGGTGGTGAAAGGGTTTATTATTAATCGAAATCATACTATGATGTATAAACATGGCTATTGAAAAACAAGCACTTTCTGCAGTTCCTAATAATCAAGAAGAAATTGAACTTGAAATTATGGAACAACCTGAAGAAGAAACAGAACTTTTTGTACAACCTGACGGCTCAATAATCAGAGGCAGTGAAATGCCCGAAGAAACTTTGTCTAAGTTCGGTGAAAACTTAGCAGAGAATTTAGATGAAAGAGAATTAAATACAATAGCTAGTGAATTAGTAGGTAATTTCGAAGACGATTTAGATTCTAGAAACGATTGGTTTCAAACATATACTGAAGGTTTAGATTTATTAGGAATAAATTCTGATTCAAGGTCACAACCTTTTGTTGGAGCTTCAGGAGTTCATCATCCGATACTTGCAGAAGCAGTAACTCAGTTTCAAGCACAAGCATATAAAGAAATGTTACCTGCTGGCGGACCTGTTGATACAGAAGTTTTAGGAATGACTGATAATGCTAAGTTAGAAAAAGCTAATCGTGTTAAAAACTTCATGAATTACCAAATTACGTACAAAATGGAAGAATATGACCCAGAAATGGACCAATTATTGTTTTATTTACCTTTATCTGGTTCAGCGTTTAAAAAAGTTTACTACGACCCCGCTGTTGGACGTGCTGTAGCACGTTTTGTTAAGTCAGAAGATTTAGTTGTTCCTTATTACGCAGTAGATTTACTAACTTCTCCTAGAATTACACACGTAATTCATATGAATGAAAACGAATTACGTAAATTACAAATTTCAGGTTTCTATAGAGACGTTGATATGATGTCTCCAGGAGGAGGATTAGAGTCAACAGAGGTAGATGATAAGTTAGATGAGCTACAAGGACTAAGTAGAACGATAACAGACGAAGAATTTACCCTTTTAGAGATGCATGTTGACCTAGATTTAGAAGGATATGAAGATTTAGACAAAAATGACGAAGAAACAGGGGTAGCGTTACCTTATGTTGTAACTATTTGTAAAGATAACAACGAAGTTCTTGCAATTAGACCAAATTACAACCAAAAAGACCCGATGAAGAAGAAAATAGAGCATTTTACGCATTATAAGTTTCTTCCAGGACTAGGTTTTTACGGTTTTGGCTTAATTCATATGATGGGAGGCTTAACTAAGTCAGTTACGGCTATTTTGCGTCAATTAATAGACGCAGGAACACTTTCTAACCTTCCAGCAGGTTTTAAATCACGAGGATTAAACATTCAGCGTCATGATGACCCCCTACAACCTG